TTATGATCTTTCGGGCAGTGTCAGCGGAATATCTGGATAGAGTGTTTCGTAGGGTTGCATCGGCTCCAGCGTTTGCGGACGGCTGGCCGTGCGGAGAAAATTCCAGAAATCCGCGGGAAAGTGCACGACTTGTCCCACATGGGAGCGAAGTGTGGTCAACACCACACGGCCATCGCTCAGCCTTCCGATGTGTTCGAGTTTTTCGCTGCCGAACATCCCGGGACGGATGCGCAGCACTTCGCCGGTCGTGCGGTTCCAGAGCCGGGCGAAATCCAGTCGCATCGAATCGCAAGCTCCTTTGATCAGCACCCAGTCGTCTTCAAACGGGAGGAGGTTCGACCAGGGATCTACGTTCTGCATCCGGGTAGTCCGGCAGCGGCGCGTATCGACGTCGAGTTCCAATAGTCGGGCGACCAGTTCCCGGTCCGAGAAGCCGCACATCACCAGTCGGCCGGTTCCGGGGACAGGAATGGAGCCGTTGAACCCGTCGCCGCTCGCTATGCGGAAACCCAGCGGTGAGAGCGAGCCGTTTTCGAAACGATAGGTCTCTTCGCCGTGTGCAAGGAGGATGCGTCCGAGTCCGTCGCAGGCAAACCTGCAAGGGTGCTGCGCCTTGGGCAGGGGAAAACGCTGGACGCGCTCCACTCCCTGCGGATTCATCGTGAGGATCGTGGCGCTCTGCCGGTCGCCGAAGCAGAGGTAGCGGCCGAACCATCGAGGGCGTTGGTCGAGGAAAAGAAAGGGCGACTCCTGTTTCGGCAGGTCGCACAGCCGCTTCCAGCTGTTCGCTTCCAGGGGATTCTTGCCCCCGAGAAGCATCCAGCACTGCATGGGCGGAATGTAGTAAAACGCCGCATAGAAATCCATCTCCGGGGAGTAGGTCAGGCAGCAAAACCGGTTCCAGCGCACCTTGACCGGTTGCAGCGGCCGCTGGCGGAGGTCGGCGACGAAATTCCCCTGCCACTCCTCCGCATCGCGGCTTTTCCACCGTCCGCTGCAGAAGTCGCCGGCCAGCGCGTCGAGCATGTAGTCGGCATCATCGGGCCACGGCACCTCTTCGCAGGGCATTGTGCGTTCGGGGGCGAGCGTTCGGGCCGGAGAGCCAGGTGCGCGCCCCGACTGCTTCAATTGCCGACAATATTGGCCCGCCTTCCGGCAGCTCTTTTCGAAATCCGTAGCGTGAGCCTCCGGCTGCAACGTGAGGAGGTAGATATCGTCGCCGTCGAGATCATAGAGCCGGTATCCGTGGCCGGTCAGCTCCTGTCCGAGAGCGGTCATACCCTCCTCATGCGAGCGGCAGGCATATTGAACCCCGATCTCGTCGAATCGGGCGTCGTGCAGCACTGAAATCTCTTCGCCCCACTTTTTCCGCATCTCGGCCAGCGAGTCGTTCACATCCCCGTCGTATTTGAGCAGGTCCAGCGCCTCCTCCACGGCCCGCTCGACCTCCGGGAATTGGCCTTTCCCTGCTTTTCCTGCCGACATGCCGCCCGTATCGTCCTCTGCCTTCGTCTGAGCCTCTTCTTCGGCCTGTCCGAACGCCGAAGACTTGCGTCCGAGCTGATCCTCCAGCATCTGAAACACCTTCACATGGGCATTCCGGATTCCCTGGCTCGTGTAGACCATCACGGGTTTGCGTACCAGGCGGATGCCGAGCCCTTCGAGCGCGTCGAACAACTCCGGGAGCTGCAACGGTGTAAACATCCGGTGCTGCATCACGGGACGATCTTCGATGAAGAGATCGCCGTGGCCCTCGTTCCATAGGCCGCGTGTCGTGTTGTCGTCGTTGCGGAGCGAGATCTCGTAGCTGTTGTGCTGGCGGCAACTGCCGTAGAGGCTGCGGGGACTGTTCAGCCGGAGTGTCAGCACCACGCGCCTGCGCCGCTCCTTCTTCGGTGCTGCCGGATCGGCATAGGGCTCGCCGTCGGAGGAGAATTGCGTGATGACCTCCCATTCGTATGACTCGGGCCACGGGATTCCGGCGGCCTCCAGCCATCGGAAGGCCTCCAGCCGGTGCGTAACGGAGTCGTAGAAGCCTTCAATCCGGCTTCTGAGTTCCTGCCGGTGGGGAAATGGAAATCCCTCCAGCAGGCGGACAATGCGCCGCAGCAGGAACAGCTCCGCGGGATCCTCGACCATCAGCATGCGCGCCAGCACGAGCAGATAACGCACGGCCTCCGGCTCTGCCGAAAGGGCGAGAAGCGCCACGCAGTACCAGAACCCCACGATATCGTAGTCCTTCGGCAGACCCGTCGTGCGTTGGCGTTCGCACTCCTCTGTCGAGGTCGGGAGGATGGCGTAGTTGTCGAGCGAGACCGCAACGGCCCGCACCACCTCCGCGTCGGCGGCGAACGGCTCCATGCGCAGTATCTCCTTGAGATTGAGCGGTGCGTGGATGAACGATCCGAGTTTGCGGTTGAGTGCGTCGATCTTTTCGGCCGTCCCGGGAGTGCATCCGGGCAGCGGGGTGATTTTCAGTGGTGTCATGGTATCGGGCTTACATCGGTGAATGAATGGGTATCTTTTTCCTGTGCTGTGATTGCCTCCGTCACCCGGCGGATATTCCGACGGGTATATCCGAACGAGACGATCGAACTGCGCTTGCCGAGGTCATTGATGCTGTTGATCCAGATGCCGCCGCGGTCGTGCGCGACGAAGATCTGTTCACCCCACGTGGCATTCCACCATGCGGGATGGGTGTGTGCGACGAAAAAATCCCGGTCCATGTGGTCAATCGTCCAGTCGTACTGCTCGGCCAGCTCCCGAAGCAATGCGTCGATCCGCTCCGGCGGCAGCACCGTTTTTCTCCAGCGGAAGAAAAGCCTGCGGTGTCGCCGTATGAAGTCGGCCGTATCGACTCAGGCTTCGTTGCGGCATCCAATCATCCAATCCGAATGAATGCTTCAACGAGGAGCAGACAACCGATTCCCGCCACCCATAAAAGGAAGGTAGGAACGGCATTTAGCTCCGGTGCTCCGACCTGGATCGTCAATACGCCGTCGTAGGCCACCCCGTCGAACGAGAGGTCCCGGCAACGAAGCCGGTACTCACCCTTTTTGGCGGGAGAGAAGCGATAGAAGTGCCGGCAGACACGTGTGGTCATGCCGTTGCTCCAGGATTCGGAAGAGGAACTGCGGAGCCATGTCAGCGATGTCCCCTCCTCCGTGACGATGGTCGGGGTTCGGTCGGTATATTGGTTGCTGGAGAGCAGAATCTCGTAGTCGCCCCGAGCCCGCGGCTGCCCGGCATTGATCGAGAGAGAGCAGCGCACAGTGTCGCATTCCGGGGTGGCGGTGTGGAGCAGGACCGCCCGGGCGGCGTTTTCCGGTACGACATCGAAGTTGGGAAGATCGCCCGCCGGAGCCTGTTCGCCTTGTACACTCCAGATCGGAAGTGTCAGTGCGAGCAGCAGTCCGAATCCGCACCGAATAACTTTTTCCATATCACTCGACGGCAGTTTCGAAGGGCGACCGATCGAGCAGGGCCTCCTCGGGAATCCCGGCCGACCGGGGCCAGTAAAATTCATCCTCCGTATCATCTATCCAGAAGAGCGGCAGCATCAGGGGCAGATACTCGAACAGGTGGCTGCCGTCGGTCAGACTGGCAAAGACCACGATGAAGGTATTCATCCGCATACGCTCGTCCCAGGCAAAGCGCCACGAGAGATAGAGGCACTAATAACTTGTATATCATAGAATATCATACAATGCCAAAATCCTTGTCGCTTAAATGAATTTTCTTGTTCGCCCAAAATGGTGATATTCTACAATACCACACAATCCCATGAAAATGCCCAAAAATCGTGTACAAAATCGTGTACGCGGCAAAGCCGGGCAATTCGTGTACATTACAGACCGTCAAACCTTGACATTGCCTTTGCTTTCAATTCATCTACTATCTTGACGTAAGGTTTCATTGCCGAAAAGTCATTGTGACCCGTCCATTTCATAATCACTTCACTTGGAATGCCAAGTTGCAAGGCGGTGACAACAAACGTGCGCCGTCCGCAATGTGTGGTCAGTAAAGCCCATTTGGGGAACACTTCTTCATGTCGGACACCGCCTTGAAAATAGACAATGCGTGTCGGTTCATCAATGCCGCACACTTGCCCAAGAATCTTCAAGCGGGCATTCATCTTCACATTCGATATGATGGGCAACGCCAAATCCTTTGGAAATTTCATGTCCTTGTATTTGTCAAGAATGGCTTGCGAATGCTTGTTCAGTTCAATGCGCAATCCGTCCACCGTCTTTTTGGTCACAACGACAATGAAGCCGTCTTTGATGTCCGACCGCTTCAATTTCGCAACATCCGAATACCGCAATCCCGTGAAGCAGCAAAACAAGAACACATCCCGGACACGTTCAAGCGCGGCTTGCATGGGCAAGAACTGGTGGTTTTCCAAGATTTTGATTTCGTCTTGGGTCAAGTATATTATTTCCTTTGAATTGCCATCCGTGCCTTTCAACTTCGGTTTGAACGTGTCTTGCATATCACCATTGTAATACCCTTTTTTGTGCGCCCAACGCAAAAACCAACGGACAAAGGCAAGGTTCTTGGCAATGGTCGTGTTCCGCAATCCTTTCTTTTCTAAATAAGAAAGGTATGCTTGCATCTTCGATTCATTTATGCCCGGAAATGATAAGTTCGGGTCGAAATCGTGAAGATGGCTTTTGATTGCCGCGAATTTCTCAAATGTCGATTTAGTCCATTGGTTTTGCATCCCCATTGTTTCGGTGAACAAGTCGAACACTTGAAACAAATCCAAGTTCGGGTCTGCAAGGCTTTCATTTGTCTTGGTCTTGCGTCCGACCATATCATTGAACAAATCCTTGATTTCGCCCAATGTCGGAACACGCTTTTCAAGCAATTCATATCTTGCGAACACTTCATTCATTATCGCTTTCCATTCGTCAATGGTGCGGTTGATGTCAGCCGCCCCGATTGCCGATTTCAAGGCACATTGGTTGTCCGCATCCCAATCTTTCAAGTCTATGTTATGCCCGGTTGGGAAATCAAGCGGTCTTTGCCCCCGCAATGTCACACGCATTCGGATGGATAGATTTTGCGTGTCACCCGCCTTGCGCTTGTGAAGCAAGAACTTTATACCTTTCTGAATGTGCATTATTTGTCCGATTTAAGCATTTTACCCCGACCAAGCAACAACCATTCAGGCGAAACGCCAAAGTCCGTGCAAATCGCCGAAAGTGCGTCCAAATCAATCATTTTATAAGTCGTTTCATCCAAAGGCTTGTCAAGGGTGTTCTTTATGCGTGAATACTTGGTTCGGTTCAAGTTGTGGTCAGCGCAAAAGCCTTTCAACCCGGTTATCTTGCCTAATGAGATAGCCAAGTCCAATGCTTCAAAGAAACGGCGTTGAATTGCCATTGCTTGTGGGTTGATGCTCTTTTTCATTGTTGCTTGATTTGTGTAAATGAAAGACTATCAATCACCAATGTTCCCATGTCAATGAAAGGTTTGTCGCCAAAGGCAGAAACACCCACACTTGGATAATCGACAAGGCATTTGCCGCTTGGCAACTTGAAACCCGTTTCCGCTGAATTGTTCGCAAAATCCCGGAACGTGCCTTTGATATGATACAAAGCACCATCAACGAGTGTCGCGACCGTTTCTTTGTCCAATATCGCAAAGACTTGAAAGGTCGTTTCGTATTTGTCGGACAATTCGCATTTTGATGTCACGTCACCAAACCCGAATTTCACAACGTATTTTTCAATGTCGGTTTCAAGTGTTTGTGGGTACTTCAAGCACATTTCATATTGAAACGGCAAATCTTCAATGTAGGGCAATGAATGCCCCCGGAAGCATTGAAACTTTGATTTCAATGTGTCCGCAAGAATAGACCTTGTTACATCATTGTTGTTTGCATTCGGTTGGGCTTGCAAGCAAGAATCCAACATTTCACGCAAGGCATACTTTTCTTGTTGTTCGTGTTGTGGAACTTGCTTGCTTGCGTTATTCATACATCCGGCAAGCAGCAAGCAACACACGATGAATGTTATACTTTTGATTGTTCCCATTGCTTCATCTTTTTATCATATTCAATAATCATTGTGTCGAACTGGTCTTTGTTCACGGTCGTATATTCTTCACCTTTCAGGCTTGCCAATTCGAGTTCATCAAAAATTTCTTGCGGCATGACCGAATAATAAGACGGGTTGCCGTAATAGTCATTGACCTTGATTTTTATTGTTCCCATATCATTGCCCTTTCGTTAAGTTCCCTATTATTTCCAACAACTTGTCAATGTGTTCTTGCGCCTTTGCCAAAGATTGTTCTTTGCTTGCAAGGATTTCCAACAGTTTGTCGGTGTCGGTCTTGTGAACCGTTACGTTGTTGCCATTGATGTTGTCGCCGTGAACATTTTGTTGTTCACCCCCGGCGTAATTTTGCGGCTTCAACACAAGGTCACGCAAAATTGCGTGTTTTGACCTTGGTATTTTCGTGCCCGATTCCCAATTTTGAATGGTTCGAGGGTGTACGCCGACCATTTCCGCAAGGGTTTCTTGCGATACACCTAATTTTTCACGAATTTCTTTTATATTCAAATCATTCATAATCAACGACTTACAAAATAAACTAAATTTTAACACGCAATTTTGTGTGAAAAAGTTTGGTTTTACACGCAATATGCCGTATCTTTGCAAACGTAAAGTTCCACAATGCAAAGGTAAAGCATTAAGGAGCGTTTGCAAATAGCAAAATTACGCCATTTTTTGCGGAATGCCAAAAGCAAACCCGAAAAGTTGCGGATTTGAACACATTTAATTTCAAACATATATGAGTAAAGAACAATTTTCATTCAACAAAGGATGGTCGCAAGTCAAGAACGGCGACATTTCCGAATGCCGGGCAAAGCTGATGGCGGCTTTGGGTATCAATACCCGAATGGCATTCTTAAACAGATTGAAAGGTGAGGTCGAACCCAAGGTTTCGGAAGCAAAGGCGATTGAAGCCGTCTTTGCCGATTACGGGATTAAGGACGTTTGGGGAATGTGATATGGAAGCAAAAAGCCTGACCAAGCGTGAAGCCGAAATTGCGGAATTGTTCGCATGGGGCGCAAGCAAGAAAGACATTGCGGAACGCCTTTTCATTTCGGAACGGACGGTGGAGAATCACGCCCGGAACATATATGAGAAAACCGGGTGTTCCAAAGTCAATGAATTATCCGCATGGTGGTTTTGCACGAAATTCCACATTTCCTTTGACTTGTCGCCCCTGAAACGCAAGTTCATTGCAACAACACTTGTCGCCTTGCTGATACCGCAAATCTTCAATTTCGACAATGTGGCAATCAGAGTACGCACAAGGAACACTTGCCGGACGGTTCGGGTGGCAAGGTCAAGACGGAAGTTTGAAGATGACTTTGCAACGGTCGAATTTTAACTAACAACTAAAAATTTCGCAACAATGAAAGAAGAAACAAAGAAACAAGTCAGAATCGCCATTGTCGGTTTGTTCGGTGTGCTTGCGTTGATATGCGCAACATCCGAACCAATAAACCAAGAAACATGGTTTAAGGACTTCTTTATCAGCAAGACGATTGCCGCCCTTTTCGGGTATGTCGCATACAGGCTTGCGAAGTATTGGGAATCAAAGGGGCTTTTGCCTGAAATGGATGATGAAGTATGATAAAAATTGACCCAAATACAAGGATTATCGACTTGACGGTTGGCGAATTGATGGAGTTGATAGAATCCGCGCAAGCGGACAAGGCAGCACCGCAAGCACCGACCGCGCCCGAAAAACGGTATGTCTATGGTATCGCCGGGATTGCCCAAGTGTTCAATTGCAGTATGACAACGGCAAACAGAATCAAGGCAAGCGGACGGATTGACCGGGCAATCAAGCAAAACGGGCGAATTATCATTGTCGATGCCGACCTTGCTTTGGAACTATACAATAACAATAAATAATACGCAACAATGAAACAGGTAACATTAAAATCTTTGACCCTTTGCAACTTCAAGGGTGAAAAGGAACGGACAACGAATTTCAACCCGGATGTCACCACAATATCAGGTGGCAACGGTTTGGGTAAGTCAAGGCATTTCGATGCTTTCATTTGGCTTCTTTTCGGCAAGGATTCCAAAGACCGAAAGGATTACGAAATCAAGACACGCATTGACGGCAAGGAATTGCACAACGTTGAATGCAGCGTTTCGGGTGTCATTGTCGTTGATGGTGAGGAAATCAGCTTGAAACGTGCCTATATTGAAGATTGGGTAAAACCCCGTGGGCAAGTCGAAAGGGTGTTCAAGGGCAACCACACCGAATGTTGGTGGAATGAAACCCCGGTCAATGTCGGCGAATACGCCAAAAGGATTGAAGCAATCATTGATTCATCCGTGTTCAAGATGATAACCAACCCGGCATTCTTTGTCAATATGCCGTGGAAGCTGCAACGGGAACAACTTTTTCAGCTTGCCGGAACAATCACAGATGCCGAAATTGCTTCAATGAAGCCCGAATTTGCCCTTTTGCTTGACAAGATAAGCGGTAAGTCACTTTCGGACTTCAAAGCCGAAATTTCGGCACGGAAGAAGCGTTTGAAAGATGATTTGGCACAAGTCCAACCAAGGATTGACCAAACTTATAAGATGATGCCCGAAAATGAAGATTTCAACGCCCTTGAAGTGCAAATCCAAGTCATTGACGATGAAATCAAGGACATTGACAAGGCAATCAGTGATGCAACCGCCGCAATCCGCAAGGAATATGAAGCGGAACAGGAAAAGCAAAAGGCGGTGAATACCTTGAAATCAGAGTGCCAACAAATCATTTTCAAGGCAAAGCAGGAAGCACAGGAAGCCGCATTTGAAGCCAATGCCCGCCGCCGTGAATTGGAAAGCAATATCAAGGCAAAGGAAAGGGAATTGGCGACCACCAAGCGTGAATTATCTTCTTCACAAAAGGAGCAAGAACGGCTTGAAAAAGAGATTGAAAAATTGAGGTCGGAGCAAGACACCTTGCGCAAGCGTTGGTTTGAGGAAAACGGCAAAGTCTATGAGGGTGAAACCACTTGCCCCCATTGCAAGCAGGAATTGCCCGCCGCAATGATTGAACAGGCAAGGGATGTTTTCACAAAAGCACAAGCCGACAAATGCAATGAGATAACCGCCAAGGGAAAGGGAATTGGCGAAAGAATCAAGGAACTTGAAAAGGAAATCGAGGATGTGAAAAAGGACATTGAAACATCCAACGCAAGTGTTGTTTCCATCCAAGCAGCCATTGACGCATTGAAAGCCGAATTTGTGTCTTTGCCGCTTGTTGATGCCGCCGCCGTTGTTCCTGAATCAATCCCGGAATGGGTCGAAAAGCAAGCGGAAATCAAGGAAATTGAAGCCACCATCAAAACGGAACAAGCAAGTTCCGCCGACACGAGCAAGGCGCAAGAAAGAAAGTCAGAGTTGAACAAGACCCGTGATGAACTGAAAAAGCGTCTTGCCAATCGTGACACAATCAGGCGTTACGAAGATGAAATCAAAGACCTTGAAAAGAAAGGCAAAGACCTTGCCCAACAAATCGCCGATGCTGAAAAAGAAGAATACACGGTTGAGCAATTCACCAAGACCAAGATTGACGAATGTGAAAGTCGCATTAACGGGATGTTCAAGCACGTGTCTTTCCGCTTATTCGATTACACCCTTGAAAACAATGCCGTTGAAACGTGCATTCCATTGATTGATGGTGTTCCTTATCCAAGTGCGAACACCGCCGGGCAAATGAATGCCGGGCTTGACATAATCAACACGTTGTGCAAGTTCTATGGCGTTTGCGCCCCGATATTCATTGATAACCGGGAATCGGTCAATGATATTATCGAAACAGAAAGTCAGATTATCAACCTTGTTGTCAATAAGGACAACTTTTTAACAATCAAATAAATAACGCAACAATGGAAAAGAAAATTGAGAAAGGCGAATTTATTTCACAGGTGGAAACATTCGCACGTATGATGTCAGAAATGACAAGTGAAAAGGATGGTGTAAAGCGCGGTCTTATAATCCTTGCGTCCGAATCCGTGGAAAGTGAGGATGGCACAAAACAGATTGTGGCGGTCATGGGGCATGGCGGAAAGGTCGTTGAATCAATCGCCGCATTAGCGTTGCAGGAAAAAGGCAAGGAACTTATTACGGCAGGAGTAAAAGAAGCCGCCTTGAAAGAACTTATTGAAAAATTCGGGGGGGGGTATCTAACACTATTCATCAACAAGTAAATTGAACAGATATGAACGAAATTCAGAAAACAGAAAAGCAGGGGCAAGCATTGACGGTTGCCGCCCCCGTGCAAGTCGGGTTCAACTTCTTTGACCCGGTGCAATTTGAAACAATGCAACGTGTGTGCAGGATGTTTGCCAATTCGGAACTTGTGCCGGATATGTACAAGGTGACGGACAAAAACCCAATCGAAAAGGCGATGGCAAATTGCATGATTGCCATTGAGATTGCCCAACGTATCGGCGCAAGCCCCTTGATGGTCATGCAAAACATGGTGCCGATATACGGCAAGCCGTCTTGGTCTTCAAAATTCCTTGTCGCCACCGTGAACACTTGCGGACGCTTCAAGCCCTTGAAATACCGCTTCACCGAAAAAGGGATGCTTGGCATGGTTGATTATGTCGAATACACGAAAGTATGGGTGAACGGTCAGAACGGACGGGGCTATTACAAGAATGAAGCCGCGACCAAGCAGTTTGACGGGCGCAAGATGATGGACATTGAGTGTGTCGCCTATACGAGCGCAAAGGGTTCGGAAGAAGTCTTGGAAAGTTCGCCCGTGTCAATTCGCCTTGCAATCCAAGAGGGTTGGTTTACAAAGAACGGTTCAAAATGGCAGACCATGACCAAACAGATGCTAATGTATCGTGCGGCTTCATTCTGGACAAGTGCTTATGCCCCCGAATTGTCAATGGGTATGCGTACCGTTGAGGAATACCAAGATATTGTCGATGTCGATTATCAGGAAGTCGGGGCGGAAGTTGAAGCCGAAAAGCACGACAACGCCAACAAGGTGCAAATCGGGGTTGATTTGGCGCAAGGAAGCGACAAGACCACGGCGACAATAATTGACCCGGAAACGGGCGAAATCAAGGCGGTGGATGATGCAAAACCCGCGCCCGCGAATGATGAAGCGGCACAATCGCCGACACCACAACCCCAACCCGGTTTCTAACAATCAAAATCCGAAAGGCTATGGAATTGAAAATTTTGGGTTCAAGTTCAAAGGGCAATTGTTACTTGCTTGACAATGGCGATGATTGCTTGATGATAGAATGCGGCATTCCGTTCAAGGACGTGCAAAAGGCGGTCAATTTCGGCATTTCCCGCATTGCTGGTGTAATCATATCGCACGAGCATGGCGACCACGCCAAACACGCCGGAAAGTGCCTTGAAGCGCAAATTCCGTGCTATATGTCACAAGGTACGAAAGACGCATTGCATTTGCCGCAAACCCGGCTTGTCCGGGTGATGGATGAATTGAAAATGTACAAAATCGGCAATTTCAAGGTTCAGCCATTCGCAACCCAACATGATGCCAAAGAGCCTTTCGGATTCTTGATTTACCACAATGAATGCGGCTTGGTCTTGTTCGCGACTGATACATATTACTTGCATTACACCTTTCAGGGATTGAACAACATCTTGATTGAATGCAATTACCGTCAAGACATATTGGATGCCAATGTTGAAGCGGGCAAATTGCCGATGGCATTACGGGCAAGGACTATGAAAAGCCATTGCAGCTTTGACACTTGCCGGGAAACATTGCTTGCAAACGACTTGTCAGGCGTGAACAACATTGTCTTGATACACCTTTCGGATGGCAATGCGAATGCAAAGGAGTTCAAGCAAGGAATTGAAGAAGCAACGGGCAAGACCATCCACATTGCGGAAAGTGGAATGACAATTTCAAATTTCAATAAATCACCATTTTAATTTTCAGAGTATGAAGAAGTTTCTTTTAAGACAAAAAGGCATTGAAAAAGCCATTGGAAAGTTTGATTCAAAGGTTGAAGCCGTTGATGTGATGGACGGTTACATTGAGGACAACAACGAAGATTTGGATTCGGACGATGAGGGGTATTTGACCCCGTTTGATTTCACCCTTGATGAAATCGAGGATAAGGAAATCAACGAGCTTGTGACCAACTATGAGGAAGCCCGGAAGTATCTTGGCGGCAAGCCGAATGCGGATTTTAACGTAACAAAGAAGCTGCAATCGAACAATTGCTTGGATTTGTCCGGCGTTGCCCACTTGGTTGATGAAATGAACCCGCGACACCTCAAAGCACTTGCCGCATTGAACAAGTTGTTCACCATTGCGGAAGCATGGAACAAGGCGGATGATTTCGTGCCGGATTTCAGCAACACCAACCAATACAAGTATTACCCTTGGTTTGTATATGACCGGGATGCTGCGGGGTTCGTGTATGCGTATACGGCTTTTACGGCTACGTATACGAGTGCGAGTCTCGGTTCTCGGCTTTGCTTCAAGACCGTAAATCGCGCCCGCCAATTCGGTGAAATGTTCGCCGACTTGTACAACGAAGTGTTCCTTTTCAAATGACAGGTGTTTCATAGTAAAACGGATAAGATATGGATAAAGAACTTGGGCAAGAATACAAGAACCCGATTCAACGTGAAGCATTCTTGAAAGACAATTGCGATGGTTGCGAACAAAAGGGCTACATGAAGCCATACAGCCCGGAAGAATTGCAAGGGCATAAAGAAAAACTTGCCAACGTGTCGATTGAGATTGAAGAACTTGAAAACGAGAAGAAAGAAGCGATGGAGATTTTCAAGGGCAAGTTGAAGCCCTTGCAGGAACAGCGCAAACAGATGGTTTCCAATATCAAGGCAAAGGCGGAATATGTGACCGAAATATGTTACAGGTTCACCGACCAAGAAACAAAGGAAACCGGGTACTACAACAAGGACGGCAAATTGGTTGAGAGCCGCCCGGCGACCGCCGATGAACTGCAACCGACCATCTTTGGCGTGGTTCGCAACCTCAATCAACCAACAGGAACGGACAATTAACATCTAAATTTTTGAATTATGGACAACGAAAAATTGCAAATCAACCTTGCGCCCGGAATGAGCAAAGCGGAACTTGTCATTCGTGAGGGTGCAGCACCCAAAGAACTTGAACCCAAAGCCCCCGTCAAAACCAACTTGAAAGGCGTAATCGGGGCGGTCGTTGAATACCTCAAAAAGAGAATCAACGCCGGGCAATTTGAACAAAAGGATTGCCACGTTCTTGTGAACCGTGACACAATCGAAATCACCTTGATTACGAATGAAGCGGACGAATACAGGCGTGGCGAAATCACGGGCAAATTGAGTTACAACCCCAAGTTCATTGAATTTGGCATTAACGCCAACAAGGTGTGGACACCAACGGAACTTGGCTTGTTTATCAAGATGAACCGGGCATTCTTTGCCGACCGCAACGAAAACATGAAGTTGGTGTCAAGCCTGATGAACTTCACCGCCGATGTGAACAACAAGATTGAAAGGGCGGTCAAGGAAAACGGCAACCGCACGGACAATTTCGCCCAAATGGTAAGTTCCAACTTGCCCGATTCGTTCACCATCCAAATGCCCATCTTCAAGGGTATGCCGCCCGAAACAATAGAGGTGGAAACATTCGCACAGGTGAACGGGCGTGAAGTCGCCTTTGTCTTGTTGTCGCCGGGCGTACAAGCAACGCTTGAAGATTTGCGTGACAAGGTGATTGATGAACAATTGGAGCAAATAAGGGAGATTGCGCCGGAAATCGCAATCATTGAAGTTTAACCGAATGCCCCCGGCTTGCTTTGTCGGGTCGGGGGCTTTAATTGTCGCAACAATGAATAAGGATTTGAAAATAACATTGGAATCCCTTGTGGCAAGGTACAACACAACGGCATTCATGGATAATGACCCGGTGTTGTTTCCGCGTTGCTTCTTGGGCAAGACCAAACAAGATATTGAAATCGCCGCATTCCTTGCTTCAACAATCGCTTGGGGTAATAGGAAACAGATAATGAACGGTTGCCGGAAGATGCTTTTTGACATTATGGATGGTAAGCCTTATGATTTCGTGATGCAACACAAATGGGAACAAATAGACCCCGAATGCAGCATTCACCGCACGTTCTTTGGACGTGATTTGGCGTATATGTGCAAGGGGTTGCATTCCATATTCATTGAAAGTTATTCGTTTGAATATGTGTTCATCCAAAGCGGTTGCAATGTTTGGAAAGGTTTTGAAACATTGCGTGAAATGTTTGCAAAAGCCAATGGCGGTAAATACTCAAAGCACCTTTCCAACCCGACACCCAACAGACACAAGGGCGGTTCGGCTTGCAAACGCTTGAATCTGATGTTGCGTTGGTTATGCCGACAAGATGGCATTGTTGATTTGGGCATTTGGCACGAATTGACCCCCGACAAGCTGATGATGCCCCTTGATGTTCATGTCGCCCGTGTGGGGCGTGAATTGGGCTTGATTACACGGCAAGGCAACGACCGCAAGACCGTTGAGGAATTGACCCGCAATTTGGCGGTTTTCGACCCCAAAGACCCTTGCAGGTATGATTTTGCGTTGTTCGGTATCGGTGAATCACAAAAACACGTCAAGCGATGAAAGAAGTGTATTATTTCCAACATGATTACAATGCCCGGAATGACCCAAAATTGCAAGACGTGTTGATTGAACACGGTGCGGCGGGTATCGGTGTATTTTGGTGCATTGTCGAGCAACTATATGAACAAGACGGGTTCTTGCCCTTGAAGTCGTGCAAAAGCATTGCATTTGCATTGCACGTGGAAAGCAAGGTTGTTGAAAGTGTAGTGCAAGACTTCGATTTGTTCCAAAATGATGGCGAAAAGTTTTGGTCAAAGTCAGTAAATGCACGTCTTGAAAAGCGCAAAACCATTTCGGAATCAAGAAAACTTGCCGCCATAAAGCGTTGGCAATCAATGCAAAATCAGCAAACGCAATGCAAAACGGATGCAAATGCAATGCAAGATATATCCAAAGAAAAGAAAAGTAAAGAAAAGGAAAGTAAAGAATCTAATAATATAGAGAGGGAAAAAGCAAAAACCGTCAAACGGTTTTGCCCCCCTACTATTGAAGAAGTACAATCCTACATTCAAGAAAAGGGATATTCGGTTGATGCGGAAGCATTCATTGCGTTCTATCAAAGCAAAGATTGGATGATTGGCAAAAATAAGATGAAAGATTGGCGGATGGCGGTTGTCACATGGTCAAAGCGTGACAATATGCGCCCGGCAAGAAAAGCAAGTGTAACCAAAAAGTGCAATGACGAATGGACGTAAAAGAAACCATAACAGACAAGGACGGCAAGCAAAAGACCGTGAAAGTGCAGATGCCAAGTGTCGGTCGCATTTTGGAAGCCGTGAAGCAACGTGGGTTGTTTGTCGGCATTACCCGTTACCAATACTTGCAATATGATGTCGAAGAAGCATTGAAGATTGTTGAAGCAATCGGCAAAAGCCGGAATCCAAAGTTCGTGATTGACGATGAAAACCGCTTCACTTACGAAAACTTCATCAAATGGTGTCATTGCGACACGTCAATGCAATGTCTTGACCCTGACACAAGGCAAGTTGTTCCGGGGCATTTGAAACGCGGTATCTACATTGCCGGAAACACGGGTTCGGGCAAGTCATGGTGTCTTGAAATCATGCTTGCATATAGTGCCGCATGGGGTTTCCGGGTGTCAATGGAGAAAGACAACAACACGACACGCCCTTTGTGGTGGGTGACGTTCCGGGCTGATGAGATATGCGACAAGTTCATTGAGGATGGGAACATTCAAAGGTACAAATCGCAAGGCATTCTTGGCATTCAGGATTTAGGCAGCGAGCCGCAAGAATCAATGTACATGGGCAACCGTCTTGACGTGTTGCGGAACGTGCTTGAATACCGGGGCGACAAGACCGACGAATTAACCCTTATCACCTCAAATCTTAAAATCAACGGTGAAGCACTTTCAAACAGGTATGGCGACCGTGTGGCAAGCCGACTTCGTGAAATGTGCAATTATTTTGAAATCAAAGGAAAAGACAGACGTAAAATTTAACAGCTATGATTACGAAAGAAACAGCAAGGCAAATTTACAATTGCCACCAACAGATTGAAGAAATCGGAAAAATCAAGTCCGATATGTGCGAGGAAGTCGAAAAAGCGCGTGAACGTGCGGCGAAAGACCCGCGCCCCATTGCTGAAAATGAAACAAGTTTCGGCAAATATGGAAAGGGAATGCAATTGGGTGTTCCTGACGGTATATGTTCATCAATGCGCATTTTCAACATTTCGCCCGAAATTGCCATTCAGGTGATGGATGAACAAGTTGAAGTCTTGAAAAAGCGACTTCAAGAACTTAAAGCGATTGCAAAAATAGAACTTGAAGCAGATGGCAAATGAAGAATTGAAACAGGCATTGGGTGATGATTTATGTGATTATTGCCCGTGGAAAAGCGGCGAAATCGACCACCGTTGCGATAGTCTTTGCGAGGGCTTATATTGTGATGATGCGTTGGACGCTTTCTTGGATGAAAACCAAGGTTTCTTTGATGATGATGCGGAATAATTAACTAATAACTTTATAAAAATGGACGGTATTATCATTCAACAAGATGCGGTCTATAAGACCGAAAAAGGAACACCCGTGACCGATTCTTTGAAGGTGTCACAAGTGTTTGACAAGCAACACAAGAATGTGTTGAAAGCCATTAGGAATTTGGCGGCTCAAAATTTAGCCGCGAAAAATTGGTTCTTTGAAACAACGTATGTTGATATGCGGGGGCAAACACAACCGATGTTCATAATGACCCGTGACGGCTTTTCCTTGCTTGCAATGGGTTTGACAGGTGCAAAAGCAATGCAATTCAAGGTTGCATTCATTGAGCAATTCAACGCGATGGAAAAGGTTGTCAGGCAAGCAATGCAACCGACCACCACCCCGGCGATACCTCAATCATTCGCGGAAGCATTACGCCTTGCAGCGGCACAGGCGGAACAAATCGAGCGGCAGCAAAAGCAGATTGAAGCTGATGCACCCCGTGTCTTATTCTCACAAGCGGTTGAAACCGCGAAACAATCCGTGCTTATCGGCGAACTTGCCAAGATAATATGCCAAAACGGGGTTCAGACGGGCGAAAAGCGGCTTTTTCAATGGATGCGCGATAACGGCTATTTGTGCCAACACGGTGAAAGATACAATCAACCGACCCAAAAGGCAATGGAAATGGGCTTGTTTGAAATCAAGAAAACGACCATTCAGAAGCCTAACGGCGACACCCTTATTTCCAACACGACCAAAGTAACGGGCAAGGGTCAAGTGTATTTCGTGAATAAGTTTTTGCATAACAACCAAAAGAACTTGCAGCCATGAGGATATACATATCAGGAAAGATAAGTGGCTTGCCATATAAGGAAGCCGAACAAAGGTTTGAAGATGCGGAAGCCTTATTGACGGAACTTGGCTTTGAAGTGATTAACCCCTTGAAGAATGGTCTTGCAGCCCATGAAGAATGGATAAAACACTTGTGCAAGGACATTGAAATGTTGCATTTGTGCGATGCAATCTACATGATGGATAATTGGACTACTTCAACCGGGGCTTCAATAGAATTTGATTTCGCCAACCGCACGGGCAAGGACGTATTGTTTGAATCAAACATAATCATTCTAAATGATGAATACAAAGCAGTCATGCGCATTCAAAACGCAATCCACGAAGTGACCGGGTTACGCTTCAATCAGTATATCACCAAGTCGCGCAAGCGTGAGGGGGTATTTGCCCGAATGATATTCGTGTATCATTGTCGCAAGCGCAAAATGAAGTTGATACAGATTGCGAAATACGTTCACCGTGACCATTCTTCGATGCTTCACTTGTTGAAGAAATACGAAGATGATTTCAAGTATAACCCACAATTCCGTGAATTGGCAACAAGAGTAAACAATATATTGAATAGAACTAATGAAAGCGCATAAATTCGATTACCGTTGGACTTTGAAAGATGCCCGTTTTACCAAGGATAAAGGGGTGGTCTTTTCATGTTTCGCTTGTGGGGGGGCAGTTCGATGGGTTACAAACTTGCCGGGTTTGATGTAATCGGGTGTAATGAAATAGACCACCGTATGATGTACGCATATTGTCAGAATCACAACCCCAAGTTTCCTTTCCTTGAACCGATACAGACATTCAAGGATAGACAGGACTTGCCGCCCGAATTGTACAACCTTGACGTGCTGGACGGGTCGCCGCCTTGTTCCACGTTTTCGGTCGCCGGAAGCCGTGAAGAAGCATGGGGCAAGATGAAGCACTTTCGAGAGGGTCAGGCGGCGCAAGTGCTTGACACCTTATTTTTCGACTTCATAGACCTTGCAAAGAAGCTGCAACCAAAGGTCGTTGTTGCCGAAAATGTCAAGGGGTTGTTGCTTGGTGAAGCCAAGGAGTATGTAAGGCGGATATATGAGGGCTTCGAGGATGCCGGGTATTATTGCCAACATTGGTTGCTTGACGCTCAAAAGATGGGTGTTCCGCAAAGGCGTGAACGTGTGTTCTTTGTCTGTTTGCGGAAAGACCTTGCCGCCCCGTTCTTGGTGATGCAAGACCTTTTCAACGAAGTGCCGAAATTAGACCTTGATTTCAACGAGCCGCCAATAATGTTTGGTGAAGTCGCCGACTATTCAGGGCGCGAAATCAATTCAAGGGTGATGCGCCTTTTGTGGGATAACCGCAAGGATGGTGACAGCAACCAAGGTGATGCGAATGAAAGGTTGTTCGGCAAAGGGTCGAACTTCAATCAGGCTTATGTGTATCCGGACAAGATATGCCCGACACTTGCAAGCAAGGAATCATGCTTGATTCACTTTGTGCAACCCAAGTTCCTTGCCAAAAGTGAAGTGTGTTGCATTTCATCCTTTCCGCAAGACTACAATTTCGGCGGTCAGTCACCCCATTATGTGTGCGGAATGTCCGTGCCACCCGTGATGATGGCACAAGTCGCAAGCCGCATTTGGGAACAATGGTTATCGAAGATTTAGCAAATAATGTTTCACTATAAAACAAAAGCAGAAAATGAAACTTCTATTTTTTGACCTTGAAACGACCGGGGTAAATCCCGGCAAGAACGGAATCCATCAAATATCGGGTGAAATCGTGATTGATGGGGTTTCCAAAGAACAATTTGATTTTCACGTTCAGCCCAACCCCAAGGCGATAATCGAAGAAGAAGCCTTGAAAGTCGCCGGGGTGACACGTGAACAAGTGTTGGCATACCCGCCAATGCGACAGGTGTATTCGGAATTTGTCGCGATGCTTGGCAAGTACGTTGATAAGTACAATAAGAAAGACAAGTTCTTTTTGGTCGGCTACAACAACGCGGCTTTTGACAATCAGTTTTTGCGCGGTTTCTTCTTACAGAACAGCGACAATTACTTTGGGTCTTGGTTCTGGTCGAATACCATTGATGTGATGGTGCTTGCGTCCGCATATCTTGCGACACGCCGCCCCGACATGGAGAATTTCAAGTTGTCCACGGTCGCCAAAACGCTTGGCGTTGATGTCGAAAGTGAATCATTGCACAATGCCTTGTATGACATTAACTTGACAAAGGTGGTGTTTGACATAGTGACGGGTCGAATATGAATGTTGAAACATACGGGAAAATCCGGCTTGTGAATGCCGATTGCATGGAAGTGATGCGGGGATTGCCTGACAATGCCTTTGACCTTGCAATATGTGACCCGCCTTATGGGTTGGGTATTGATGGGCAAAAGGAATGTATCTGCAAGAACCCAAAGCACAACCGCAAGCAGCATGACAAAAAGGATTGGGATAAATTACCCCCC